ATCAATCGCCGGTCAAATCAAAAATGAAACGATTGCGGCAGTCTATGGATCGTTTGGTCGTGGCACACTTTCGGCGAGGGCATAATGGCGATCAGTTATCCCCTCACCCCTCCGTCGGTTTTTACGGCAGCTAAAATGTCGGTGCCGATGATCAAGCGGCGCGCCGGTATTTCGCGTTCTCCGTTTACGGGCCAACAAATGGTATATGAATGGTCGGCAGAATATTGGGCCGCCGATATTACGACGCCGGTGATGTTGCGCGAAACCGGCGGCGCACAGCTTGAAGCGTTTTTGAATTCGTTGCACGGTCCAGTCGGGACATTCTTATGGGGGCCGCCTTACGCTATTACGCGGCGCGGCACAGCGAACGCTACAGGCGTCACCGTGAACGGTGCAAGCCAGACAGGCCGAGCGCTTGCCGTGACCGGTCTAGGGGCATCCCTGACGATCCTACAAGGCACGTTCTTGCAGCTTGGCTCCGGCGCTTCGACGCATCTGCATCAGGTGGTCGCTGATGTGACTGCGGCCTCTGATGGCACGGCGACGCTCACGATCGAACCAGCTTTGCGGATCAGCCCGGCCAGCGGCGACAGCGTCGTTTTCAATTCGCCGCAAGCGTTGTGGCGTTTGGCTTCAACGCCGGTGCCAACGATGACCGGCCAAGGTGGCAACGGCAACCTTTACGAAAGTTTTTCGATCTCAATCGAGGAAGCGCTTTAATCATGCGAACCATGACTTCGGCTTTCACAACGGCAATCGCGTCGAAAAATTATCAGCCGATCTTGATGTTAGAGGGTTTATTTGATTCCGGCGCTATTCGATTTTTCACCGGATATGGCTCGCTGGTTTGGAACGGCAACACGTTCGTCGGTTCTGGCTCTTTGATCGGCATGTCCGAAATTAAAGAAACAAATGCTGTCGAATCGGTCGGAACAAAATTTACCCTTTCGGGCGTTCCGTCGAGCTTGATTTCGTTTTCGTTGACCGAAAATTATCAAAACCGCGTTGTCACTCTATGGCTTGGCCTGATGTCAAACGGTTCGTTAATCGCCGACCCCGTTGCGCTCTTTGTCGGGCGCGCTGATTTGCTGACAATCAACGATGATGGCACCAATTCAACAATTGAATTAGCGGTCGAGAATTTCATGATTGATCTATTGCGGCCGCGTTCGCGTTATTACACGCAAGAAGATCAAAAAATCGACTATCCGAATGACCTTTTCTTTCAATACGTTCGCGAAATTCAAGATAAAACCTATCATTTCGGACCATCTAAATAATGCGTTTAGAGAATTGGGTCGATCGCCTCGATGTCGTGCTAACGGCAGCGAATAATGAACCGTTCGCGTGGGGTCAAAATGATTGTTGTTTGTTTGTTGATCGATGTGTCGAAGCCTTAACCGGCGAACGTGTCGCGGCTGATGCCATCGGCGCTTATGACGACGAGAAAAGTGCTTATCGTTATTTAAAAAAACGGTTTGGTACGTTTGACAAAATGCTGAACCAATTATTCGGTGATGCCAAGCATCATCATTTTGCGACGCGCGGCGATATCGCCTTGATACCGCGCGAAGGACATGCAGCACTGGGTATCGTCGACCTTACCGGCGAAAATATCGCTTTCATCGATATCGATGGAATCACCCGTCTCCCGATTTTAATTTGCTCGAATTTTTGGTCGATATAATGTTGCAAATTTTTCGCGCTTTGCTTGTGGCTATGCCTTGGCTGGTATGGTCCGAAATCGCACATGCTGAACCGGTGACAGGATTTATCGTTGCAACTCTCGGCTCTGTAGGAGTAGGAGCAGCAACAGCGGCGACGATCAGCGGGTTTATATTAAATACTGCTTTTTCAGTCGGATTAGGTTTTTTAGCGCGGGCTTTATCTCCAGCACCAGACACGCCTAATAAAGTTTTTGGTACTGACATCACTTCACGCGATCCGATCGCTTCGCGGCGTTTGATTTATGGCACCGTGCGCGTCCCTGGCACGATGGTTTATATTAAGACCACAGCCGACAACACTTACCATCATTATGTCGTCGTCCTCGGACAAGGTCCGATCGACAGCGTGCAAACCGTATTTTTTAACGATGAGGCGTTAACGCTCGACAGTTCGGGTAACGTCACCAGCGGATCCTGGTCGGGTAATGCGACGATCGTCGCTTATACCGGAACCACAACACAAGCCGCCGACGCCAATTTGATCGCAGCATCAGGCGGCGAATGGACTGCCGCGCATCAAGGCAACGGTGTTGCTTATCTTTATGTGAAATTACATTGGACAAGCAATTTAGCATCCGTGGGATTACCAAATATCACGGCGATCGTGCGCGGCCTTAAGGTTTACGATCCGCGCACCTCGACGACCGCCTATTCGGCAAACCCCGCGCTCTGCCTTCGTCATTATTTAACATTGTCAGCAGCACAAGGTGGCGGCGGATATTCGGCTCCTACCGGCATCGACGACACGAACATCATCGCTCAAGCCAATATTTGCGACACGACGGTCGCGTTAGCGAACCAGTTCGTCGGCACTGGCTCGATCGCCAATAACATTTTAACGGTTACAAACGTCACTTCCGGTATTTTATGGGTCGGCCAGACAATCACCGGAACCGGTATTGCGGCCAATACGGCGGTCGTATCGATTCAACAAGGAACCGGAGGCGTCGGCACGTATCGAGTCGCAATATCAACTGCTCCGACAACAGTGCAAACCGTAGCGTCGACGACTGTGTCCAGCGTCGGAACGGAAAAGCTATACGAAAGCCACGGCATTATTCAGCTTGACGCCAATTCAAACGCACAAGCTGGCATCCAACAAATTTTGGCAACATGCGCCGCAACGCCAGACCCGCAAGGTGGCACTTTCAAGTTTTACGTCGGATCATGGCGCGGCGTCGTTGCTAACTTATCGGAATCAAACCTCGTCGGACCCATTCAAGCGGTCAGTGGCGTATCAGGCCAAACACGTTTTAACGCGGTCAAAGGTCAATATCTTGAACCTGCTTCGCGCTACACGGCGGCAAGTTATCCTGCCGTTACAAGCGCAACTTTCCAAACACAGGACGGCGGCGCACAAGTCTTTTATGATTTACCGTTGCCGATGACCACGTCGTCAGCGATGGCGCAACGGCTGGCAAAGATCGCGCTTTATCGCCAACGCTTAAAAACACAAGTGCAAATCACTTGCTCGCTCGAAGCATTCGGCATTGCGGTCGGTGACGTTATTGGGTTTAGTTTTGCGCGCTATGGCTGGTCGGCAAAGCAATTTGAGGTGATCACACGCACGTTTAGCATGAACAACGATGAATTGGTGATCGTGCTGATGCTGCGCGAAACATCATCGGCGGTTTATTCCTGGTCAACAACCGAGGAACAACTTCGCGCCGCTACACCATCGACCAGCTTGACAGATTGGCGCGTCGTTGCGGCGCCTACCGGTCTCGGCGTCACGGAAGAGCTTTATCTTTCAGGGCCGCTCGCGGGTATCAAAGACCGAATAAAATTTAATTTTACAGCGCCAAGCGATGCTTTTATTCAACGTTTCGAAGCGCAATATCGACCAAATGGCGGGGCAACATGGTATCCAATCGCCGCGACAAATGCGTCACCGGCTATCGTCGAAGATTTACCGCCAGCGACCTATAACTTCCAAGTGCGGGCAATCAATGCGCTTGGCTCGGTTTCGGATTGGGCCAGCACAACCTACACGGTGCTGGGTAAAAGCGCTCCTCCGAACAACGTGTCCGGTTTTGTGGCGGCAATTGACCCAAATATTGGCGTCGGGCTTTCGTGGACGGCGAACAGCGATGTCGACCTTGCCTTTTATGAAATTCGCGTCGGTTCGAGTTGGGCAGCATCAACCTTGCTTGTTACCGGATTAAAATCAACCAGCTATAAAATAGCTACGATTCCAACCGGCACGACAATTTATCAAATTAAGGCAGTCGATACGTCTGGCAACTATTCGATAACATCGGCATCGGTAACAGCCACGATCGCATCGCGAAGCGCCGTTTCAATCTATGGTGCTTTTGTTTCAAATTCATTATCGTTGACCTGGTCCGCATCTTTCAGCGGATCACTATCAGTGGCTTATTATGAGGTTCGACAAGGATCCACTTATGCAACCGCAACAATTTTAGGATCAATTACCGGGTTAATATATTCGGTAAAAGTTTCGTGGATCGGCTCACAAACCTTCTGGATTACCCCTGTCGATATTGCGGGAAATTTTGGAACATCTGCCTCTTATGTGTCATCCATTACAGCGCCGAATTCAGTAAGCGTTACAAGTGCTTTTTCCACTCAAAATGTTACCTTATCCTGGTCGGGTGTTATCGGATCGTTGTCGACTGCTTCTTATGAAATTAGGCAAGGTTCAGTTTATGCGTCGGCCGCAATCTTAGGCACAGCAACTGGCTCAACTTATTCTGTCAAAGTATCATGGGCAGGAACGCAAAGATTTTGGGTGACGCCGACCGATATCGCCGGAAATATCGGGTCGTCATCATATACCGATGTCGTCGTGACTGCTCCAAGTGGCTTAGTGATTTCACCTAGTTTTATCGGACAAAATCTACAATTATCTTGGACTGCGGCATCCGGCACATTAAGCGTTGCGTATTACGAAATTCGTCAAGGCACGACTTACGCGACAGCGACCATCCTCGGCACGGTATCAAGCAGCAATTACACCATCAAAGCAAATTGGTCCGGAGCGCAGCGGTTCTGGGTGACGCCGGTCGATATCTCCAGCAATTTTGGCACCTCGGTTTCGAACGACGTTACGGTGACAGCGCCGAGCGCGCCGACGATCACGACACAGGTCGTTGATAATTTTGTGATGCTTTATTGGACGGCTGCTACAAGTACCTTACCAGTGGTAAATTATGAAATTAGACGCGGTTCAATTTATTCTTCGGCTACCGTAATCGGTCAAATTTCAGGGCTATTCGACACCATTTTTGAAACCGCGCAGGGAACATATACTTATTGGATTACGGCGATCGATAGCGCCGGAAATTATGGTATTTCCGCATCTACAGCGACAAGCGTCGCGTCACCTCCCGATTATGTTTTAAATTCTAATTACAATTCAACCTTTTCTGGAACGCTGACTAATTTAATCAATTACAATGGCGTTATGGCGGGACCGTTCGATCCGACTGAAACATGGCAATCGCATTTCACGTCTCGGTCATGGGCCAGCCCACAAGATCAGATTAATGCAGGATATCCAAATTATTTGATGCCTTCACAAGCGACAGCTTCATATGAAGAAACAATCGATTCCGGCATAACATTGGCCGCCACAAAAATAACAGCGACTTTAAATTCGACAATCATCAGCGGCACCGTTACGGTAACGCCGACAATTTCAACGAAATTGTTATCGACGGACGCCTGGACCAATTATACGAACGTGTCGCAGATATACGCCACGAATTTTCGATATTTCAAAATTCGATACGACTTAGCCGATACCGTCGGTTCTAACTTAATTCAAATAAACGGCATTAACACCCGGCTCGATACCAAATTGAAAAATGACGGCGGCATGGGAACGGCGGTTTCGACTGATACGCTCGGAACGACGGTCAATTTCAACGTCTCATTTATCAACGTGTCGACCATCACCGTGACGCCGCAAGGCACCACGGCAGCTTTCGCCGTCTATAATTTTGCGGGTGGTGCAAACCCGACAAGCTTCACCGTTTATCTTTACAACACCAGCGGAGCGCGCGTTTCTGGCGCGTTCTCTTGGTCGGCCAAAGGACAGGGCTTCTAACATGGCAAACTGGTCACTTCCGGGTTTAACGGACACTTACACCAATATTCTAACTTATCTCGCGGCGAAAGACGTCGACAGCGCTACGATGTTTGTGGCAACGCCGACGAACCCGCCGACAAGCGCCGTGCGATTTAACCGCACTAATAACCGGTTTGAAAGTTACAACGGCACAACTTGGGTCGATTTAACATCAACTTTTGATTTTCCGGCGATCACAGCGGCGACGATTCCGGTAGTTACGACAACCGGCACGCAAACGCTGACTAATAAAACGTTGACCTCACCGGTAATGACAACTCCGTCGCTAGGAACGCCAACGGCGGCGGTTTTAACTAGCGCGACGGGCTTGCCGCTTACGACGGGCGTTACAGGCACCCTGCCAGTCGCCAACGGTGGCACGGGCATCACGGCGCTCGGCGCGGGCGTGGCGACGTTCCTTGGTACTCCAACAAGTGCTAACTTGGCTGGAGCGTTGACCGACGAAACAGGAACCGGCCTTGTCGTTTTTAACAATGGACCGGCACTAATCGCGCCAGTCCTCGGCACTCCTGCATCCGGCGTCGCAACTAACTTGACAGGTTTACCATTAACGACCGGTATTACCGGAACGCTGCCAATCGCGAACGGCGGAACAAATGCGACGACGGCAGCGACGGCTTTAAGCAATCTTGGCGGCGCACCACTCGGCGGTACAGGAACATCCGGGACTTGGCCGATTTCAATCACGGGCAATGCCGCAACAGCGACTAGCGCTACAAGCGCAACAAATGCGACAAACGTAAGCGGAACGGGAACAATTACGACGGCGAATTTAGCGGCAGGATCGGCCACGCTCGCAAAGCTCGACACGACTGGCACGTCTGGGTATTATTTAAAAGCCAACGGCGCGGGCGTAGCCCCGACTTGGGCGGCAGTTTCTTCTACCCCGTCAGGTACGCTTCTCCGCGCCCCACAAGTGCTAACTTCTGGTACATCTTACACGACCCCCGCCGGTTGTACTTCAATCTTTGTTGAACTCGTTGGTGGCGGAAGTAATGGTGGCGGCGGTGGTAGTGCGAATAGCGGACGTGGCGGCGGAGCAGGCGGATATTCTTCCCGTTATTATACAGTAACTCCTCTTACTGCTTATACCTATGCAGTTGGCGCCGGCGGTAGTAGTGGTGGCAACTCAACATTTACTGTTTCGGGAGTTACTATTACGGGTGTTGGTGGTAGCAGTACTGGCGCTGGAGGTTCTGGCAGTGGCGGAACCATGAATAGCAGTGGACAAGCGGGAGCAGGCGGAATATATAATCTTGGAGGTTCTAGCGGTGGCGGATATGGCGGTGTTGGTGGATCTTCCGTATTTGGCGGAGGCGGAGCAGGTGGAGACAACGGCCCTAGCACCGGCGGATCTGGTGGATATGGCAGCGGAGGCGGCGGTGGCGGCTCAAGCGGAGCAGGGGGCAGTAGTGGCGGTAGTGGTGCTGCTGGTCTTGTTCGCATTTGGGAGTACACGTAATGGTCAGTGCGGTTGTTCAAAATAGTGACGAAACCGTCATCAATGTAATTGTGGCAGACCCTTTGGTTGATCCTGCGCCAGAAGGTTGCACATTGATTGCGCTTCCTGATGGCTCCCCTGTTACTTTCGGCTGGATTTATACCTCGTCGACCGGACAATTTATAAATAATGATCAGCAGCTTTCAACACCTTCACCGTAACGCTGCCAACAAAACGATAAATTCTGATCGAAATCACCCCGCTTCGGCGGGTTTTTTATTGCCGGAATATCATCATGGACATGCAAACACTTATCAATCTTTCCGGCGGCGCGTTCCTGATGGTGATCGGGTGGTTTGCGACGCATATATACGACACCAACGAAAAAATGAAAGCCGAAATTCATCGCATCGAAATCGATATGACGGCGCGATACGTTCAAAAATCGGAATTTGGCGACGCTATAAAACGCATTGAGGACATGCTCGGCAAAATCTTCGACAAGCTTGACGGCAAGGTGGACAAATAATGGACCCGTTCACGCTCTTTGCCGCAGCAACCGCGCTTTATAACGGCATCAAATCAGCCGTCGACGCCGGTCAAGATATTATGGAAACAGCCGAGAAGGTCGGTGGCCTATTTGCCAAGGTCGCCGAAATTACACAGATCGCATCGGCACCGCGCCGGAAAAAGTTATTTCAAAGCCAAGGCGAATTTGAGGCCGAAGCGATGAAGCTTTATGCGGTCAAGGCCAAAGCGCACCAAATGTCGCTCGACGTTAAAAATATGTTTGTCAGCCAATATGGCAAAGCGGCTTGGGACGCTATCCAGCGCGAGGTCATCGAAATGCGCAAAGATGCCGCACGCGAA